GAATTTTCTGTGCAGCGGCCATGTGTTTGTGAAACTCATCTTGGTCAGCTTCAGAATAATGTACATGACTAGTATCATGTTCAGGATGTTTTGTCCAAACATCTTTATGCGGATGAAAATTATGTAAATCTGGATGTGGGTCTGCTTTTAATGAAGCAGCAGTTTTACCATGGTATTGCGTATGAACTACAACACCAATTTTAGAATCTTTAATTTTTTGTGCTTCTTCACCATGACCAGTATAGGTAATGGTATTTGGGGTAAACGATACCTTACCATTCTTATGGTGCTTTAAGTCATCGTGGGTATACATCAAATCCCCTTGATATACGCCTGTTTTAGGTGCAATCTTCTTGAGGTGATTCAAAGACGCATGGAGTTTATCCATGAGACCTGGTGCGTGTCCATGGTTCTTCTTGATATCTTCGTGAGTGTAATTAATCTTTGGATTCTTATTGAAGGCAGACTTAGATGCCACAAAGAACTTACCAGTTTCAGGATGATGTCCAAAAACGATAGCAGGACTACCATCATACTTCATTGTAAGATGAGTAGATTTACTACCAGACTTAATATGTTCGTGAGCTTGAGTTAATGCACCTTTTGCGTGTTCAAAACCTTTGGCGCCATGAAATAGTGGTCTGTCCTCAGCATGATGAATATGCTTGAGTTTGCCTTCATCGGCACCGGCTTCTTCTTTAAGAAAAGTTTTAAACGACTGCATTAAGATCCTTTTAAGATGTAGCACACTATGGCTACCAAAAAGAGTGAATTTGGTTGTATTTATCCAACTTTTGAAATTCTACCTCCAAACACTAAAAACATTGGCTTAGATACATAGTGCCAAAATTGTTGGATTTAGAATTGAGTTCTTTCAAAATCTAACCAATAAGTTGCCATTCTGCCTTTACCTTCTAACAAATAGAATGGTAAAGTATGTACCAAAGCCCTACTAGAGTTATAGTATAACATATCCTTAGGTCCTCTGTCAAGAGAAAAGGCAAAATGTGTTGTTCCTGTGTCACCACCAACAAAGATTTCCGCAGTCTGGATGTGATTGATGTTTTCCATAAAATCAAAGCTGTATTTGAAGTGTACCGGAATCAATTCCTCGTGGCCAAATGGATATTTACCAACACAAATAAGTTTCTCGTATCCGTCATATTCTGGCGCACTGTATTTTTTACAGATAGTTTCAAGTAACTTTGGTGGCCAATTTCTGTAAGTATTGTATGGTGCATCAAACAAAGGGAAAATAACAATCTTCTTTTCCATTTCTTTTTTGTTTGGTACTTTAACCATGTCACCACAAATATCACGGAAATCCCAAACATTAACATTACGCCATGGTAAAGTTTCTTGTCCTGGATGTGAAGAAAAATAATTTGTTTCAGTTAAAAGAAATATATGAAAATCTTGTACATATTTTTCTGTGCTGACGGCTTCTGTTTTCAAATAGAATCTGATGTATGGATTACTATTAATTTTTCTGATGTGTTCTATTACATTACAAACACCGAGTAAATCGCCATTGCGTAATGGTCCGCCAAATGTACCAGGTTCAATATTAATAATCATAGTAATGTTTCTAAATCTTTTGCATGAACTAGTTTTGCTTGACGGTCAAGATAAAAATGTTTTTCAAATACTTGTTGAATATCACGACCACCATCCCAACTAACATTATCACCAACACGGAACTCTGGCTTCCAATCTTCTGCTTTCCATACACAATACAATGGAATATTACATAAGTCAGCAAGCATACCAATGCCAGTAAAGTTTGTAATAAATGGTTTCTTTAGATTGATGAGAATATAAGCATTCTCTAACATTGGTCGGTTATAATCAATGAAGTTATATTTGTCCAAGTGTGATAGAATATGTGTCTCTCTGCGGTCATCAATGTTACCTACTGCCCATCGGTCACCAACATAATACTCATCTTTAACTTCAATATCAAAATCTGGTGTTTCAACCACAAAGTTATCATCAACTTCAAATTGCAATCCGTATTTGTCTTTTAACCAATTCTCATAACGACAAGTCTCAATTGGTCGGTTTGGATTTAATCTATCTTCACGACTTGGCCAAGAACTTAATTGTATAATCTCACCATAGACAAAAATATCAGAATCAAATTCAACTGAACTAAACAATTCTTGATACATAAGAAATTCTTTGAGACCATTGAACTTCTTCATCTCTGTTCTAATGATTAAATCATACTTACCATAAGACTTATTAAGACCTGACAATACAGGCATTGCATTTAGAAAATCGCCAAGGTTGGCAGTTCCATTAAGATACAGTTTCATTATATTCCTTAAAAGCAATAAACCAATCTTCTGCTGATACTTTATGTAACTCAAAAGCCTCACGAGCAAACAAATAAGACATCAATAACATAGTCTGGTCATCATCGATTAAATTGTTCTTCAATAATTCTTGGATACTGTGATGTACCAATGCTTGTAATGTTGGCCATTTATTCTTATGAGCAACAATCATAGGTCCAGTAATATGTACATCATTGTTAGCAATAACATCTTCAATGATTGTGCCTTCTTGCCAATCTTTGACATTAAAGAAATGAATCTTCTCTTTATCAAAAGGATAACTCCATGTCTCTACACCATTCAATGTAGATTCATCACGGCAATAACCAAAATCAAGCCAAGCGACTAATTCATTGTTGATGTAACCCGCTTTAATGGCTTCAACAACAAAACTAGACTTCATGGCATTTACTACAACGTAGTCAGCGTTCCAATATTCTGGATTGCGTACTTGCATGGGATTTATTTTTGCTTGATAAGCAGGATCTTTTTGTACTGCGGTAACTTTCTCACGCAATTCTACAAATGATGTTGGGAAGTCAATAGTCAGAATATGAGTTTGTTTACCTTCTCTTAACTCTTTAACTTTATCAACTAAATCAGCTGAAGTGTAAACAACCATTTCATTATTGAGTTTAGCCATGTTGGCAAATCGGTCAATATATGTTTGTGTTGTTCTTTGTAAATAATGTGGCAAACCTTTATCTGGTGTCCACTCACCACGGCCAATATCAAAGAAGGCCGTTACAATACTAATTTCATTCATACCCAATAATACCTTTTATAGTTATTAACAATTTCAATGTGTGCTGGAGTAGTTTCAACAAATTTATCATAATCATAACCATCATTTCTATGGTGGTGTGTGTCTGTCAAATAAGGATTAACTGAATAATCTTTTCCACATAACATATAAAACACCACCATATAACAATCCATAAAACCTAATGGTTCGTATTGCTTTTGAAAGTTATCATGATTTTGTTTGAACCATTCAATCACTTTATCATAGTTATTCAGAAAGGTCGACACTCTAAAGATTGAACCGCCACCACAACCATATTGATTAGTGATTGGTCGTCTACCTGAAAACTCTGTAATACTATCTATAATGTTTTCGGGAATGATATTGCCAACAGTAATGTTGTGGCCTGCCATTTCCCAAGAATCATTTATTGTAATTTCCTTTTTAATCCAAACATCGTCTTCCATCATCATTATATGTGAAGTCTCACATTTCTGGCAAGCGAGTTTAAATCGTTCAAACCATACTAACAGTTTTTCTAAATTGTAACTAGGATATCCAACTTTAACCGAAAATGGAAAATAATCACAATTATTGGTAACACCAATATCTGATAAATCATCTGCGGCATCTGAACCTAGGAAATAATAAGCATTAGGATAATACTTACGAATATTCTCTACCATCTTTTCAGTAGATACTTTTTTGCCTGCTGAGGCAAGATGACAAAAAGAAATATCAACCATTATTAGTCACACAAAAAATAATACTATCAGACATACCAGAAGGTTCTCTTAAATCAACCGTTCTGTAACTCATATCATTAGGTACCAACATCATATATTCAGATACCCATTCCATGCTTGCAATATCTTCAATTACAAACATACCACCAGGTTTTAATTTTGGCAAATACAAATCTAATGATTGTAGGTGACTTTCTTTGGTGTGTGGACCATCATCAATGATAATATCAAATGATGGAAGTGTATCAGCAAAGTCTTTACGATAACCATCTGCATAAGTGACCTTAACTCTTGGATAAGGCTCACAGTTTTGTTTAGCAC